ATATCATACTGACATGGCTCGATGGATGGGCTATGGAAAGACATTCCAGGACTTCAAGATCAACGTGCATATCTCAGGTCGAGAAGGCCCTGAGGGTATACGCAGAGCGTTGACCAAGCTGTCACCCGAAGCTCGTAATTGCATCACAATTGAAAATGATGAAATGACCTGGGGCATTGACTCCAGTATTGAGCTGGTCAAAGACTGTGCCCTAGTTCTAGATATTCATCACCATTGGATTAACTCAGGAGAATATATTGACCCATCTGATGACCGTGTTAAAAGGATTATTGATAGTTGGCGTGGTGTGCGTCCTACTTTACATTATAGTCTTTCACGGGAAGACTGCCTTATTGACCATCCCCGACACCAACGTCCCGCTCTTTCGCCCCTCCTAGAAGCTGGTTATAAAAAACAAAAGCTCAGAGCACATTCAGAATTCTACTGGAACACAGCAGTGAATGAATGGGCACTGAGCTTTCGAGACCAATTCGATATCATGTGCGAAAGCAAGGCCAAGAATTTAGCCAGCTTCGCACTTTACGAACAAGCTAAAGAATTAGGCTTGTGATTTTGGTTTTCTAGGAACAGGAGGCTTTTTGGCAAACTGTTGCTTTTTTGGGGCTGCTTTCTTTGCAGGAGCAGCCTTTTTCTGCGGCTCTGCTTTTGGTGCTGCCTCAACTACCGGAGCAGGTATAGGCGCTGCTTCGACCACTGGTGCTGCCTCTACTTTATATGGAACTTCCGCAGTTTGTTCTGCTGGCTTAGAACCAAATAGTTTCTTTAATAAACCGATCATATTGAAATCTCCTTGTAGGTTATTTATGCGCTAAATATAGGATGGCGCTACATTTCATCAAATACCTACACGAAGATACTGATACTAGAGAAATTGTTCAAAACAAACTGAGTTTTGGCAAAGAAGAACTTGATCCCGTGATGAGCAAAGATACTCTGGACTATCATTATTCAGGCCTAGCTGCCAAGTATTTTGAAAGATACAATGACGGAGAAGGTGATTCTAAATTTAATTATGGCGGCGCAATGTTGCATAATTTGTACTTTGGAAATCTAACTCCTCCAAGAGCTGCCAATAAACCCACAGAAGCAGCAGGTGAATTAATTGACAGTGTCTACGGCAGCTTTGACAAGTTTAAAGAAGCTGTAGAAAAAGAAGCTATGGCTATTCAAGGTTCCGGTTGGGTCTATATGGATACTGCGGGCAAACTGCACACCATTCCCAATCACGAATATCGTAAAGGCATGAAAATTGCTCTACTCATTGATTGGTGGGAACATGCTTGGGCATTAGACTATCAACAGAATAAAGCCAAATACCTAAACAATATTTGGCGTATTATCGACTGGTCTGTCGTTAACGACCGCTTAATAGGAGAATAACATGTTAGAAACATTATTTTGGTTAGCACTAGGTGCATTTGTTGGTTGGAATTTCCCTCAGCCCGACTTTGCCAAAACAATCCAGGCTAAAATTCTAAGTCTATTTAAAAAGGGTTAAGAATGGCCTATTCGGAAAAAGTAATTGATCATTATGAAAATCCCAGGAATGTCGGATCTTTTGACAAGAGTGATACTGATATTGGTACTGGTATGGTTGGTGCCCCTGCTTGTGGCGATGTTATGAAACTACAAATAAAGGTTGATCATGATACAGGTATTATTACAGATGCAAAATTTAAAACGTATGGCTGCGGATCGGCTATTGCGAGTTCGAGCCTCATTACAGAATGGGTCAAAGGAAAAACTCTCGGCCAAGCAGGATCAATCAAAAACTCCGAAATTGCCGAAGAACTAGCACTACCTCCTGTTAAAATTCACTGTTCAATACTTGCGGAAGATGCTATCAAAGCTGCTGTAGCCGATTACAAGAACAGGCATGATTACACTAACTGAAACGGCCGCTGATAAGGTTAAGTTCAATCTGGCACAGAGACCCAAGGGTCTGGGTATCCGCGTAGGCGTCAAGACCACAGGTTGCAGTGGATTGGCCTACGTGTTGGAGTACGTGGATCTGCCCCACGGTATTCGTGCGGATGATGTGAGTTTTGTCAGCCACGGTGTGCATGTGTTTGTGGATCCTAAAAGTCTGGTGTATCTTGAAGGTATAGAAATGGATTGGATCAAAAAAGGACTTAACGAGGGGTTTGATTTTGTCAATCCCAACGAACGCGATCGCTGCGGCTGCGGCGAAAGTTTTAGAGTCTAGTATTTTCCCACAGGCAAAGTGGTGCTAGCGGGCATGTCCCAGATCTGCTTGCGTTCAACTCCCTTACGTTGGGCAAATTTTTTTGCATCGCATAACGCACATACATGAAAGTAGTTGTTGCTCAATCTTCTATGATCCATCTTGCGTAGCTCACGTGTGAATTCACTATCACAGTTATCACATCGAAAAACTGCAATGGTTTTTCTTCTAGCGTAGTTGTGTGCTACTCCTAGTTTACTGAGTCTAACATGTTGAGTCTGTTGAGTTTGTTTTTTCAAGAACATAATGTATTTACATTCGGCTTATAAAACTTTGGGCTAAATACTTGAGCAACCATAAATCTTAGGATCTACCATGGCAAGAAAAATTATTGATACCGGCGTTGTAGGCAACGACGGCACAGGCGACAGCATTCGCGACTCGTTTAGAAAAGTCAACGACAACTTTCGTGAGCTGTACAGCTCATTGGGTCTAGGTGAAAAACTCACTTTCAAGAATCTAGACGACACCCCTAGCAGTTATCTTGGACAGGAAAATGCCATACTCAGTGTTAACAACACAGAAACAGGTATTGTATACAAACAACTTATTTCAGGTGCCGGTATTAATCTTGATTTTACCACCAATCAAAATGAAATAAGCATCAGTACAGAGTTTTCTGAAGTGGTTGGCGACACCAGCCCACAGTTAGGGGGCAATCTCAGCGCACGATCAGGTGGTACTCAATTTAGAATTAGAGACCTGGGCACCGACAATATTCCATTGGTTCCTATATTTGATCACGAAGCCATCAACAAACGCTATGCTGATGGCAAAGTTTCCAGGGCGGGTACAAACGCCATTGATCCAAGAACTGGACTGGTAAACGGTGCGTTCGGCACAATGAGCGGGCCGTTAATCCTGTCCAGAGACCCTGAGCCAGATGATGATGATGTCTATGGTGGATTGATCGCTGCCACCAAACGATATGTGGATAATTCTGCCTTTGGCAGCACAATCAATCTATATGTGGCCACATCAGGTCAAGACGATCGTCCAGGAGTCAGCGTAGCACTACAAGGTCGAGCGTTGGCCTATGCCTATCGCACTTTAGAAGCGGCACTTAAGAGAGCAGAAGAAATTGTTCTAGAGGCTAGAAACGAAATAGGTCCTTACAAGAAAACATTAACCTACAACAATGGCGCCGCTAACTGTACCTTGACCAAGATCGAGGATGCTCCGGGCAGCGGTTCAGGATTCAGCGGCAGTGCCCTAATGAGTGTTGACACTGTGGTTTTGAATGTGGTGGGCGTGAACTATCAAGTTGGCGATATACTAACTGTGGTTGGAGGAACATTCAGCGAACCAGCTAGACTACAGATATTATCTACAACAGAAGCAGGTGGCGTGTTAACATTCCGCATTGTGTCCTCTGGAGTATACACTGTATTACCTCCTAGCAATACCAATGTAGCAACCACAGATGACAGCGACAATGGTCAGTTGGCCACTCTGGATTTGACCTACAAGGTCAACAACGTGGTGGTAAATGCAAGTGGCAGTGGATTTGGTCTAGTATCTGTTAGAATATCAGGTGGTGGAGGTGCAGGAGCGTTCGGCACTGCCGACGTGGTAAGTGGCGGTGTGATCAGTATCACAGTTACAGATCAAGGATCTGGATTTACCAGTCAGCCGGTGGTCACGGTATCTCTTCCTAGATTTTTCATAGAAACCGGAGGCTATCGCACAGACTTTACTGGAGACTACTCTACATCAACTCCTAGTGCTATTAGAAGCAGAGATATACGAGAGGGTCTTTTCCTAAGAGGCGAGACATCAGGAGCCTTGGCTCAAATACTTGGACACACAGGCGCTCTGGACTCATCAGGTGATGAAATTTTTGACGTTGATCTCAAATTTGGTACATTCCAAATTGGTGAAGTTATATCATATGGTGATGTACAGAAAAATGTTCAATTGAGTGTTCTAGTTGAAAGCGGAGTCTACGAAGAAAATCTACCCCTAAGAGTGCCGGCCAACGTCTCTATAGTTGGTGATGAATTCAGACGCTGTATCATAAGACCAAAACCCGGTATAAGTTCTAGCCCATGGGCTTTCTTGTATTTCAGAAGAGATCTCACTGTGGGAGTAGTGGGCACTGATCAGATCACATTAACTGACAGACTATTTGGTTACCATTATCTACAGGCCACAGATGAACCTGTGTATCCGTTAGTTGACAATAGAGGATCCTATAGAGCAGCGGCTCAACTGTTGACCTTGAACAGAACCTTTATACAAAGAGAAGTCATAGCTTGGATTACCGATCAAATCGACAATGAAATTGCACCATTCACTGCCAGTTTTTTATACAACGCGGATCTCTGTGAAAGAGATATTGGACTACTGCTAGATGCCATGGTATTCGATTTGAAATACGGCGGCGCCAATAGAACAATATCTGCGGCATTGAAGTACTTTGGATCTGCCAGCGGATTGATTGCAATTGGTGCCCAGGGATCTGAGACCCTTGCAGCAATTGGCAGAGTAGGAACATTGGCCCAACTGGTAGTTAGAAATGTGCCGATACAGGAACTTTTCCAAGAGACCGTTTCACAAATAGTAGATGGTGCCTACGTGGCTGAAACAGGAACCACTGGGACTTCATTCAATATTACAGGTGTTACCAATGCCAATCCTATGGCCATTACCACTGGCACACCTCATGGATTAGTTGACGGCAACCAAATACTGATCAGCACTGTTGGAGGCACTACAGAAATAAACGGCAATGACTATTACGTAGATGTTATTGACCCCACAAGTTTTTACATCTACAGCGACGCTCTACTAACCATTCCCGTCAATGGTGCTGCCTTTGGCACATATACTTCAGGTGGTAATGCTGTCAGTATAGGAGGTGTATTGGGTGCCTTGTTTGACGTTGTGCTAGATATCCTCGATGGCGTGGGCAGCAGTAATATCAACTTCCCAAAAAACAACAACGAAATGGATGTACTGTTGTGCAATGACGCAACTAGAGCACAGGCCATAACATTCCAAGGGCATGGTGGATTTGCCATGGTACTCGATCCAGAAGGACAAATTCTTGCTAAATCTCCATATGCACAAGAATGTGCATCGTTCTCCCGCAGCACAGGTAGACAAACGTTTGCCGGTGGCCAATACATTGACGGCTTTACTGGCAACTTGAAATTCAAACTTCTCAGCAAAGACTCGGACACATTCCTACGTGTTGGCGATCTAAAACGATTACCTCAACTGCCTGGATCATTTATTGTTGACGACACAATCTACAGAATCAACTATGTTAGAGACTACACATTCAATGTGGCAGGCTCAACTGCGTCATTTGTCATGGATGAAACCACACCGTGGCCGTTTGCACTATTCAGTTACAATGAAGCTATATGTCGAAGAGATGTGGGATTGATTCTTGATGGAGTTGGCTATGACATAGTATTCAGTACCAACTATCATGCCAGACGTTCTGGACTTGTCTATAGACTGGCCAGTGCTGCTGTAGTAATCAATGATCAATTGGATCTCACAGTAAGAGCCATTGAACAGGCTCACGATGATGCCAGCACCTATCTTGAACTTTATCCCACAGCACAGGCAGTGGTGGCCAGCAGTAAAACAATCATTGCCAACATAGTGAGAGAGGGTCCTATATTTGCTCCTGCGCTGAGTTTTACCTCTCCTCCTGGATTGGCAGCTAATAGAGCCAATGCCAAAACACTGTTACAGGCCAATATTACCTACATCGTAGATCAAGCAGTGGGGTATCTTGCCACAACATATCCAGCACTTACTTTTAATGACTTTGCGAGAGATATAGAGTATGCCATTGAATCATTGATTTATGACATCATCTATGGTGGCAACAGTGAAACACGTAAAGTAGGTTTGAAATATTGGGATGGCGTAGGCGATGCTGTGGTGCTGCAGATACCTGTGCTGATACAGGCAGCAACAGCCGCAGGTATCGATCATGCCAAGTATGTGGCCAAACAGGTCATACTTGACCTTGCACCCGCGGTATCTTATTCTGCCACAGTTCGAGTGACTGGAACACCTAGCGATGCTGCTATCGAAACAGTTATAGAAACACTGTTTACCAATGTAAGTGCCATACTTACAGGCGGTGTTGGATCAGCCGCAGCAGAAACACTGCCTGACTTGACTGCCTATGCCTATTTGGCAGCAGGCGTGTCTGCACGTAGCACCATTGTGGCAAATAAAACTCTTGTGCAAGATTCAGTGATAACATTTATCAATGAAAATGCCAACGTCTACGAAGTGTTAATGCCGGGTAACAGAAGCATGTTGAGCAACGACTTCACGCAGATCAATGACCTTGGTTATGGCATTGTGGTTAACAACGGCGGTCTTGCAGAATGTGTCAGCATGTTTACCTACTACTGCCACATATCATATTATTCACTAGGTGGCGGACAAATTCGATCAATTGGTGGTTCCAGTGCGCATGGTAATTTTGCCTTGGTGGCGGAAGGCAGTGACCCATTAGAAGTACCTACACCAGTAACCTTGTACTATGACCTAGCACAGGGGGCAGAATGCTATTTTCCATCAGGTTCATATGCCAACACCGCGGGTGGTCTACAATTATTTGTAACTAATTACACACATCCTCCATTGCCAAATGGTGAACTGGAAGTTGATCACGGGCTTGGAGACATCTTTAGATATCCTATTACGGGTGTTGCCACAGATGCAAGTTTACCAGCGGGAGTGGCAAGACTGAGTCTGCGTAGTTCGGAAGGTGTAGGCGTAGACGGTCTTGCAGCAGTAATCCCCAACGGCACTCCATTAACCATTAGACAAAACAGCAATGTGATATTAACTGGCAATGCCGTTGATGTGGCTGTTCGTCCAAGTACTGGTCTGGTACTTGCTGAGTCGCCCGAAGTTTATCGAGTACTGCAATTTGAAGCCTACGCTGACTTTGCGGGCGCAAGAACGTTTACTGTGAGTCTAGGCACACCGGCTATTATTACCAGAGCAGCACACGGTCTCCAACCTGGCTATCAAATCACATTGGCCACTACGGGCGCACTGCCAACAGGACTCACTGCCGGTGAAACTTATTTTGTGCAGGCAGATGGATTCACTGCCAATACGTTTAGACTGTCTTCAACCAGACGTGGCACTGCCATTAATACTTCAGGCAGTCAAAGCGGCACACACACCTATATTGTGTTTGGATTGGCTCAAACCACTCTAAGAGAAAACTACAACTACATAGACCTTTCACTGTATCCACAACAGCCGTTTGTAACTTCACCAAGCGTGTGTACAATTAGCATTGCCAATCCTGCGGTAGTCACATTAGTTGGTCACGGATTTGTAGCTGATGATGTTGTTAGATTTACCACAACAGGTGCATTACCTGGCGGCATATTGGCCAATAGACTGTACTTTGTTAAAACTGTTCTAGATGCAAATACATTTACCATAACAGATGTAGCAACTGCTATATCAGTGGCACTTGAAACCACAGGCACGCAGAATGGTGTTCAGAGAGTTGGCAAGGTGATAGGAAGAGCGGGTGACAGCACCGTGGCAGTGGTTCCAATCAGCAGCGCCGATGAAGGAAGACTGCTTGGTACCAAACTGGTGTTTAAAGGAGTGGTGTACACTGTACAGGCCTATCAAAATGAACTCATCACCGGTGACAATTATGGGCTCCTAACACTAGGCACTCCATTGGTTGCCTCGGTGATCTATTTTACCAATCTGCCAACACTCAAGTCCGCTGTGCCAAAAGATGAGTCTGGCACACTGACCATTAGAATTTCATTGACTCGTGTAACCTCACATGATCTATTGGAAATTGGTACTGGATCTTATGCAGATACCAATTACCCCAATGAAATTTTCGGACCTCCTGTAAATGCCCTAGATCCTGATTCAGAAACACAGGAACGTGATGTAGGCCGTGTATTCTATGTAACCACTGATCAATTTGGTAATTTCTCGGTGGGACCTTACTTCCGTGTTGACCAAGGCACAGGTACTGTGACCTTTGCAGCCGCCATTGCACTGAGCAACCTAGATGGTCTTGGTTTTAAACGAGGAGTACCTGTCAGCGAATTTTCCACAGACAGCGCATTTGCAGACAACGCCACAGATACTGTGCCAACAGAAAATGCCACCAGAGGCTATATTGATCGAAGACTGGGCATAAGTCATACTGGTTCTGCAGTTGTTGCGGGCAGTGTAATTCCGGCATTCAGCGGCGGTTTCATGGCGTTGGACGGTCAACTGGCCATGAAAGCCGATATGGATCTAGGTTCGTTTAAGATTTTCAATCTGGCCAATCCCGTTAACCCCACAGATGCTGTAAACCTTCAAACGTTGACACTGAACAATCTCAATGATGTGGCTGTGACTGCCAGCAAGAGCGCTGACATTTTGACCTTTACAGGCGCCGGGGATTTTGCCCAAAACAGCACCATGGTGGGAGACATCAGTCTCAGCATCGACTCTACGGCCAACACAGTAGATGCACAGATCAATCCCAATGTGATTGTGAATGCAGACATTAATAGTGCTGCTGGTATAGTGCAGAGCAAATTGACATTGTCATCAGCCACTACCAGAGTCAATGCCACAGGTATTACACAGGCAGACAAAGGTATATCCAGTTTCGATAGTGCGCAGTTTGATGTCACTGACGGTTGGGTCACACTCAAAGACAATGGTATTGAGTTAGCCAATCTTCCGCAGATAGCAACTAAAACAGTATTAGGTAATTCACTTTTAGCCACTGCCAACGTGGCAGCGGTGCTGTTCAGCACGGTGGTTAGTGATGGTGGAGCGATTAAAAAATCGCAGTACAACACATCAACTGGATATCTACGTAGAATTGGATTTACCTCTACCAACGATGGTGACTATGCCATGGTTGATGAAGCCACAGCTGCCACTGCCAGTACATTAGTCAAGCGCGATGTCAACGCAGACTTTGCTGGTAGATTTATCAGCATGGAAAAATTGATCATTGACACAAAAACCATACTTGACACCACTACCACTGCCACTGGCGGATATACTCAACTGTACGGTTTTTCCAACAATGTTGGCATACTGATTGGCGACGGATCAGTGGCCACAGACAAACGCACATTCTATGACAATGATTCTCATGTGTTCAGAACCTACAACGGACTCAGTAATGCGCCTATCACTGTGGGATCAATTACCACTCCGGTGATTACCACAGGGGCAGCAGGCACTGGAGGAACCATAACAGGCAACTGGACCTTGACTGCGGGCAGTAAGTTGCAGTCAACCTATTCTGCAGACCTTGCAGAATACTATGAAGGAGACCGAGAATATGCAGTAGGCACCGTGTTGATATTTGGTGGAGACAAAGAAGTTACCTTGTCTCAAAACTATGGTGATCATAGAGTTGCAGGAGTGGTCAGCGACACAGCTGGCTATACCATGAACGGTGCTTGCCCTGGACATAAAAATCTCATAGCACTGCAAGGTCGTGTGCCTTGTAGAGTAGTTGGCAAGATCAAGAAAGGAGATTTGATAGTGACATCTAATATACCAGGTGTGGGAATATCTGCAACGGGCGATGTAAAAGCTGGCACGATCATAGGAAAATCCCTAGTTGATTACGATTCAGATCATATTGGCACTGTTGAAGTTGCCGTAGGAAGAACATAATGTCTAGACAAATAATATATTCAAATTCGGCGCCCATATTGTGGAGCACTGTTGATGAAGCATTCAATCGAATAAATGACAACTTCACTGAACTTTATCTAAGTGTTGGTGGTGGGGGTGCTGTTGATTTAACTTCACTGAGCACCAGTGTAATACCAAGCACCAACGAAACTTTTGATTTAGGATCACCAACCAAACGGTGGAGAGACATTTATCTTAGTGGCAGTTCCATACACTTGGGTACAGCGGTAATAACGTCAACTGCGGGCGCAGTGAATCTGCCTGCGGGCTCAACCATTGGCAGCTTGGCCTTAGACGAAAGCTATTTCAAAACTATTGCCGTACCTGGACAGGCCAATATTGTGGCAGATACAGGCACTGATACGTTGACCATAGCAGCAAGCACGGGTATTGCATTGACCACTAGTGCTAGTACTGATACGCTGACCATTGCCAATAACGGAGTATTAACCAATGCTGCTGGCGCGGGCATTACGGTGAGTGCTGCAACAGGCAACGTTACAATTACCAACGCAGGAGTGTTATCAACCATTGCCGGCTATGGGATAAGTGTTAGTGGTGCGACTGGCAACGTTACCATTGCCAATACTGGTATCGTTAGTGTCACTACAGATCCAGGATCAGGTATTACCCTTGACACCAGTATACCTGGAACTGTTCGAATTACCAACGCTGCGCCTAGTGTGCCCCAGAACATATTCCAGACTATCGCAGTCAGCGGCCAATCCAATGTGGTGGCCGATCTTCCAACAGATACATTGACCTTGGTCAACGGCACTGGCATTAGCATTACCACCAACGCTGGTGCTGACTCTGTTACATTTACCAACTCAGGCGTGACCAGCTTTGCAGTCTCCGGGGTAGGCCTAAGTGCCAGCGCAGCCACAGGATCTATAACACTATCAAATACAGGTGTCACTGCTATATCAGCAGGTGATGGAATTTCCATTAATCAAAGTACTGGTACTGTGGTGGTTACAAACACAAGATTCGGATTTACATCTATTGCAGTAGGTGGTCAAAGTTCTGTACTAGCTGATAACAGTACGGATACATTAGTATTAGTAGCAGGCGAAGGTATACAATTAACAACTAATGCAGTCAGTGATAGTATCACATTTGATGTGACCTATTTGAAAGGTTCTGTATTCTCGGATACATCGACTTTATTAATTAATGCTGCAACAGGTAAAATTGTTGGCGATATTGAAACTTCAAGATTAAGAACATCAGAATCAAGAGTCGTGCTAGGTGTTGGGGCTGGCACTACCGGTGGTAGCGGAGCATCTCTAACTATAGGTACCTATGCTGGATATACCAACCAAGGTACTGGTGCTATAGCTGTTGGACCGTATGCTGGCGAAACTAACCAAGGTACGTCAGGAATGGCTATTGGTCCATATTCCGGTCAAACAGGTCAAGGTTTAAGTACTTTGGCTGTGGGTGTATACGCAGGACAGACTAATCAAGGCAATGTGGCTGTAGCACTCGGAGCATTCGCAGGAAATGTTGGACAGGGAACTAATGCTGTGTCAGTAGGACCGTATGCCGGTGCTAATAACCAAGGAGCAGGTGCTGTTGCAATTGGTTTGTATGCCGGTACTAATAATCAATTTGCCAATAGTATAGTTATAAATGCTAGTGGTGCTACACTTGATGCCACAGCAGCTGGCTTCTATGTTGATCCAATTAGAGAAGTTACAGGACCACAAACGTTATACTACAATCCCTCAAACAAGGAAGTTACTTGGGGACCAGTGCCAAGTGGGGGAGTAGGAGGAGGTGGCACCAGCAGTTATGAATTTAGTGTGGCCGGCGATGACTCTACTCAACGAGTTATTAGCAATGGAGAGACTCTGCGCTTTGCAGGTGCTAGCGGAATTACCACAACCACAGATGGTGAAGGCCGAGTCACTATCACTGGCCCAACATTGGCCACTGTGGCTACTACAGGTGCATATTCTTCCTTAACAGGTTTACCATCCATTCCTGCTGCCTACTCTGCAACTAGTATAGACGCACTTAGTGATGTTGACACAACTACCAGTGCGCCCTCAAACGGTCAAGCACTTGTATGGAGTTCTGCTAGTAGTAAATGGCTACCGGGAACTGTATCAGGAGGTGGCGGAGGTACACTGGCATCTCGATCTGCTGTTGCTGGAACAACTGCCAGTTTGGCCAATACAGCCACAGGCAATTTGACTATCACTGGATACAAAGGATATATGCTGTACAAGATTCAAACTAGTGCAGCAGCATGGGTAAGAATTTATACAGACATTGCTAGTCGTACAGCAGATGCAACTAGAGTAGAAGGCGCTGATCCAACTCCAGGCGCAGGGGTAGTAGCTGAAGTAATTACTACTGGAGCACAAACTATTTTAATCAGCCCAGGAGCATTGGGATTTAGTAATGAATCTAGTCCAGACTCAAATATAC